AAAGGCAGGTAAAAAATGAAAGAAAAAGATTGTAATGGCATAATGATAACAAAAGATGTTATACAAAAGCTGGAAAAATTGGAGTTTCAATGTTTCCAGATAACAAGAAGACAGATAGAGATTAACGAAAGAATAAGGGCACTTGAAGGAAGGCTTATATCTGTAAAGGACAGGATGGAAAAGAAATGAAAAAAATAATTGCAGTATTATTGTTATTGGCAATAATAATGCCAATATTCGGAGAAGGCGTAGATACGTTTACCGGAAGGGAATGGAGAACAGCAACAAGAGACCAGAGGATATTCATAGTACTGGGAGTCTTTATAGGCTTAGAGGCTGCCGGAATAATCGTTGCAACAAATGATGTACCATGGGAAATAGAAGAGAAAATATATTTCGAACAGACAAAATCAGTAGAAAACATTTTAACAATAATAGAATATTTTTATACTGATGAAAATTACAGGGATGCAAGTTTAATAAGCGTGGTGTCGGCAATTATAAAAAACCAAAGTGAAGAACCATGAAAGTAATGAGTGATGGCTATCAACGGCTGGCAAAGGATGTGATAAATCTTGCCATACAAGACCTGGATGCTAATTATAGATACAGCCGGAGCGAAACAGAAAAGCTGACAAGATGTATCGACTCATGGTTATTTTTTTATAATGGGTTATATAAAACATATATAGACCTGACAGATTATCATGAAGAGCGATTGTTGGAGATAGCAATACAGACCGCCCTCAAAGCCGTAAAAAAAGGCGTACCGATAAAGATGATAGAAATAGCTTTGTTGCAAGACACTTTACAGGACTTGAAAACAAGGTTATAATAAGAAAGGATATTCTTTTATAATGCCGTACAGGGATTATAACTGGATTAACAACTTATAAACAACGTGCCATCAAAGGACTGTACTCCTGCGGTGGCTCAATTTATTTATAGCAGGATAAGATGAAAGTTAAAATAACTTGTACTGGTACAGAGAATATGAACTTTAAAAAAGTCTCCAGCTTACAAGGAGACTTGAAGCAGATAAGCAATGAAAACCTTAATAAATTAAAAACAAGTATTATCAACAATGGATTTACAGCCCCCCTCTTTATCTGGAAAAGCGGAAAGGCTAATTATATAATTGATGGACACCAACGGACGAAGGCATTACAGAGCTTATTTGAAGATGGATATGAAATACCCGATGTCCCTGGTGTATATATAGACGCAAAGAACAAACAGGAAGCAAAGGAAAAGTTATTATATATCACATCACAATACGGAGAAATTGACAAAGAGGGAATGAGGGCATTTCTTGATGATATGAATATAGACCTTGATAATTTAAGACTACCGAGTGGAGATTTTAACCTTAAGGGGTTTTACGAAAATCTGACTGAGGAAGAAAAGTATACAAAATTAATAGGAACACCTATATATAAAATATCTGGGCAAGAGCCAGAAATAAAAGACCTGTGCGATGATACAAGGCAAAAAAAATTAACAGCCGAAATAATGAAGGCAGAAATCCCTCAAGACGTCAAAGACTTTTTAATAAAGGGTACACAGAGACATCTTGTATTCGATTATAAAAAAATAGCAGAGTATTATGCGCACGCAGAAGAAGAGGTACAAAAAGAAGGGAGTGATGGCAAGACCAACAAAGTATAATAAAGAAATACTACCAAAGATACTCGACAAGTTTAAAGAAGGAGCCTCCGTTTGCGAGATATGTGCAGACATAGGTATATCAAGAGATACTTTTTATAAATGGGTTAAAGAGTACCACGAGTTTTCTGACACCTATAAAAAGGGACTTGAGCTGTCGCAGGCATGGTGGGAAAAGATCGGAAAGGCAGGTACAATAGGAAAGCTGAACATAAATCCTACGATGTGGATATACAACATGAAAAACAGATTCCGAGAGGAGTGGCATGACAGATATACCCACGAACATACTGGGAACATTATTATCAGGCTCGACGAGGAAGATACCAAACTTGTCTAAGGTAATAAAGACCGAAAAACAGAAAATAGCGTTACGAGCAATATCAGATAACAACTATACGCTTCTCGAGGGAGGCAGTCGGTCAGGCAAAACGTTTATAGTATTATACGGTATTCTTGCAAGAGCAACATTAAAGAATAACACTAATCATTTAATTGTTCGTCACCATTTATCACACGCCAGAATGTCAATATGCCAGCAGACAATGCCAAAGGTTGTAAGTGCTATGGGAGCGGAAGGGGCTATTGAGTTTAATAGAAGTTCTTCAATTTATAAACTTACCAACGGTTCTCAAATCTGGGTGCATGGACTTGATGATAAAGAAAGGGCAGAAAAAATACTTGGCAATGAGTTCGATACAATATTCATGAACGAAGCATCGCAGATAGGGTATGATACAGCAGAGCTGTTAATGACAAGGCTCAATCCTTCTAAGGGTATCAGAGGAAAACTTATAATCGATTATAACCCACCGTCGGTACACCACTGGGGATATAAAATATTTCATACAAGAAAGTTTCCCGACGGAAGACCTGTACCAGAAGCAGATTATGCAGTTGTTAAAATGAACCCGGCAGACAATCTTGAAAACTTATCTGAGCAGTATCTGGAAATATTAAATGGCTTATCAGGGAATAAAAAGAAAAGATTCCTTGATGGTGAATATACAGACGATACTGGTAGTCTATGGAAAAGAAATTGGATTAAATATAACAAAGACACTGACCAAATAATTTTTAAACGAATAGCGGTGGGTGTAGACCCCACGGGCACAAAGACAGGTGACGAGGCTGGTATTATTGTAGCTGGGGTGGCAAGCAATGGGGAGTATTATATACTTGATGATTATTCACTACACGGCACACCAAAGGAATGGGCAGAAGAAGTATCAACAGCGTATCATACATGGAAGGCTGATATAGTGGTAGCAGAAAAAAACTTTGGTGGTGATATGGTTGAATATACTTTAAAGAACGTAGATAAATCAATGAATGTAAAACTTGTTACAGCCACAAGAGGAAAGATAATAAGAGCAGAGCCAATATCAGCACTATATGAAAAAGGGCAAGTGTACCACAGGAAAGAGTTTCCAGAACTTGAAGATGAATATTGTATGTACGACGAAAGCGTAACCGTATCTCCCAATAGGCTCGATGCTTCAGTATGGGCATTAACGGAATTATCAGACATACGCAAAGAAGCCTTTTTTGGTAGGGCATAACTTTGACATATAAAGTAAAGAATGATATACTGATTAAAACGGAGGGTTATAAATGAACCCATTTACACGGCTATTCAAAAGAACCAGACCTATAGAAAAAAAAGAATATACAGTTTATGACTTGATGCCTCAAGGAAGAGTACAAGCAAAGTGGACTGATTATACATTCAGTCAGGCAAAGCGAAACGCTTTTAGTAAAAGCACGTGGGTATATGCTTGTATAAGAACAAGGGCAAACAACTTTGCATCAGTCCCATGGGTTGCAGAAAAGAGAACCTCAGAGGGCTGGGTAGGCAATCCCGAAAGTGATTTGCAAAGGCTTATTGACAGACCAAACGAAGATTTTAGCTGGAGTGATTTAATGCGGTTGTCAATTTACGCAAGAGACTTGAGTGGAGACTTCTATTTGACAAAAGAAAGGGCAGGTATTGATACAGGTAAAACGAAGTGGATATTTCCCTTGTTGCCAGACAGCATGGGAGTAGTTGCTGGAGAGTACAGGCTTATATCAAAATATATCTACAGGGTGGGCGCAATTAAAAAAGATATTCCAGCAGAAAACATAATCCATTTAAAGTACAGCTCACCAACAAGCCTATATTATGGGCAAGCACCATTACAGGCTATTGCAAGGGCAGTAGACATTGATGAAGAAGCTGAGATGTGGCAGAAGAAGATGTTGGAGAACATGGCTATACCAACAGGAGTATTCTCATTTGACAACATAGGGCAAGCAGAATATGACCAGGCGAAAAAGTGGGTAACCGAACAGATAGACAGAGAAAATAGAGGACGGCCACTTGTGGTAGGAAATGGTAAATGGCAGAGCATGGGACAGACGGCACAAGAGCTTGCATTTATACAGTCAAGAAAACTTATCAGAGAAGAGATCTGTTCCGGCCTTTGCGTACAGCCTATTATGATAGGGATATTGGATAACGCCACTCTGGCAAACATTGAAACAGCTAAAAAAATATTATGGGATGAAGGGCTTATTCCTGTATTGGAAGAGACAAAGGCACAGATAAACAGGCAGTTGATTGACTCGGCTGATGAAAGAGTAAACTATGATCTGACAAATGTAACAGCTTTGCAGGACGACTATGCAGAAAAGATTGTAACAGCACAGCAGATGTTCAACATGGGCATTACCCTTGAACAGATAAATGAAAGACTTGAGCTGGGAATTACAACAAATGAAATGGCTCATGCGAAAACAAGTTATCTGCCTTCAGGTCTTATTCCAGCAGATATGGATATTGAAAGTATAACCGGAAGCAATGAGGAAGGTCAGAGGGCATACGGCGATGAATAGAAGGGAAAAGGAATTGTTAAGGCTGGTAAATGAACGGCTCTCAATCAGGATAGCAAGACCTCTGGAAAAAGCATTACAAAAAAGACTGATGAAGCAATACAGGGACGCTGTAAAAAACTACAAAGATGGAAGGGTAATAGAGCCAGCAGTTATGTTGCTTGTAGACAAAATTGAAGAAGACCTTTACTCAACTTATATCAGAGCATATGAAGCCTCAGCAAATCTTACTAAAAAGCAGATAGAGAATACAAAGAGTATAAAGCTCAAAGAGAAAAAGGATGATGTGTTTTACAATGCAATGATGAACTTTGCAAGGCTCTGGGCTGGAGACAAAGCTGTTAAGGTTTCACGGACAACTATGGAAGATATAAACAGCGTCATCCAAGCAGGGCTTGTAAAAGAACTTGGTGTCGCTGTTATAGCAGAAGAGATTATCAGAAAAGGCATAACAGAGTCGGCTCACAGGGCACACGCAATAGCAAGGACAGAGGTACACTCAGCACAAATGGCAGGGAGTATTGAAATGGCAAAAGAAAGCGAAGTTGTTGCCATGAAAGAATGGGTGTCGGTATATGATGACAGAACAAGAAGAGGAGACAACTCAGACTTTGACCATACCAATGTTAAAGACGTTCCGTTGAATCAGGACTTTAATGTGTCGGGTGAATATCTTGAATACCCTGGCGACCCGAAAGGCAGTGCTGGGAATATAATAAATTGTAGATGTGCGGTGGTTTATTATGATTAAAGGCTATTGCTCTATGGTTGCAGATTTATTTCACTATGGGCATTTAAGGTATCTCGAGATTTGTAAAGAGAATTGCGACTTTCTTATTGTTGGAATATTAACTGATAAAGCTACAATGATAATGAAGCCAAAGCCAATAATCCCGTATGCAGACCGGAGGAACATTATTAGGGCTATTGGATGCGTAGACCTTGTAGTAAGGCAGGATTGTTATTATCCGCTGGAAGGGGCTTTGTCTTGTGAGGCAGATATATTGTTTGAAAGCGACAGCCATAATCCGGAGCAGGTTGAAAAGTCGGCAAAAAGAATGAAGACTATTGTCATTCCTTATTATGAGGGAATAAGCTCAACGGAGATAAAAAATAAAATCGTCAAAGAGTGGAGGATAAAATGATAGAGTTTAAAAATATCAAGCTCGGCAGGGATGCTGTTGAAGGAAGAACAATCGCTGGGTACGCCAGTACATTCGGGAATATCGATAAGGTGTTGGATGTAGTAGAGGCGGGGGCTTTTAAAAAGACACTCAGAGAAAGAGGAAAGAAGGTAAAGGTTTATTACAACCATTCACAGCCAATAGGATTACCTATAAAAATGGCAGAAGACGATATAGGGCTATTTACAGAAAGTGTTATATCACAAACACCAAAGGGTGATGAAATAATAACGCTTGTAAAAGATGGCGTTATTGATGAAATGAGTATCGCTTATGAAGTAGTTAATCATGACCCTCGGAAAAATGGGGGTAGGGTTCTCAAAGAGATTAAGCTGTATGAGTACGGACCCGTAGACTTTGGAGCAAATGAAAAGGCGCAGATAATTGGAGTTAAAAGTTTAATTGCTACAATGGGGCAGAATGAAATAACTGACGAGTCAGTTGAAGAAATCAAGAAGGCTATACAAACGCTTGAAGGCATGATACAATTAAAAGGTGTAAAGGATGAGCCGTCGGAAGACACTCACGCAGAACCGCTGGAAAGCATTCTGGTAAAATCCTTAATTACTGAAAGACAAAACTTTTTTGACCAGCTTTATGCTGTATTAAAACGATAGGAGGACGATATGGAAATTGACATAGAAAAATTACAGAAAGAACTTAAAGACTCAGCGACAAGGATTGAGGGTCTTATAAAAGAAAGAGATGAAGAGGTAAAAAGCCTCGGTGTTGCAAAAGAAGACACTGCAAAAAAACTTGACGAAGCAGGGCTGAAACTTATTACCCTTGAAGCTGAAAAGAAAGACCTTACTAACAGGTTTGAAGGGCTTGAAGCAAAGCTCAACAGAATACCACAGGGTGGCCATGTACTTCAGTACAAGACAGCAGGACAGCAGTTTGTTGAAAGCGAAGAATACAAGAGTACTGTTGGCGCAGGAAAGATTGACACCGGAGCAATTCAGGTTGGAAGCCTTTTTCAGAAACAGCTATCAGGCGCAACCGTAGGAGACGGAGACGATAGAGCGCCGGTATTTGCACAGAGAGTACCCGAGTTGATATATGATGAAGGACACAGAGCAATGACCCTCAGGGACATTATGAACGTGGCGCCAACATCCAGCAACTCAATAAAGTATTTCAAAGAGACAGATGCCTTTAAGGATGACAAGGCAAAATCTCAGAAGCAGGAAACAGCAACAAAGAATCAGGTAGAGATGAACTTTGAACCTGCAACGGCACCTGTTGAAACAATAGGGGCATGGCTACCAGCATCGAGGCAGGTGTTGAGCGATGCGCCAATGCTACAAGGACACATCGATACCAGACTTACCTATAAGGTAATGAAAGAATATGAAGACCAGATTTTGTTTGGTGACGGAACAGACGGAGAGCTGGTAGGTATACATAATACTGATGGCGTCCAGACAATCGGCTATCCTACAGGAACACAGACAGCCCTTGATTTAATGAGGCTTGCATTCGCAAGAGTAAGGGTTGCTGAGTATTTTGCAACGGCAGTAATTCTGCATCCAAACGACTGGGCAAGAATTGAGCTTCTTAAAGGAACAGACAGCAGATATGTATGGGTATCAGTTCCTGATGGTGGGCAGACAAGAATCTGGAGAGTGCCAGTAGTTGAAACCACAGCAATGGAAGAGTACAGATTCCTTACAGGCGCATTTGGTATTGGAGCACAGCTATGGGAAAGAGAAGGCGCAACAATCAGAGTATCTGAACATCACAGCGATTACTTTGTCAGGAATGCAGTTGCAATTCTGGGAGAGTTAAGATCAGCGATAACCGTGTACAGGGCGAACGCCTTTATCAAGGGAACATTTACAGAGGATATTTCCACTTAATGGAAACCTTATTTATCCTTATCAGGACAAGTAGAAGACCTGAAGGGTTTCGGGTACTTATGGAAAGCATACGCAATCTTGAGTACCCGAATGTTTGTACAATAGTTCATACAGACGATCCTAGGGATTCTTATGTAGAGGGTGATATAATTATCAGGGGCGAAGTCTATCCGAGAGGGTATGGCTCTGCCCCTTATAATTTGTATCAGAATAGACTGCTTCAAGCTGTACCTCACAATGGGTGGGTACACTTTGTCGATGATGATGATTGCTATACAAAGGCAGAGGCTTTTAATTTTCTTAATGGCGCAAACAAAACAAAGATGCAGGTTTGCAAAGTGTCAAGATGGGATGGAAAAATATTTCCGCAGAAGTGGAAAAAACAAAACTCATTTCAAACAGAGTGTTTTGTCTTGTGGAGTGGGATAGCAAAAAAGTTCAAGTGGTGGGCAGAGAAAGGTGGAGACCATTATTATACAAGGCAGGTTACAAGGGTAACCCAAATTGACTGGCACGATACTATTATATGTGAAGCTCAAAATGGGAAGGGGCATGGAAAAAGGATAGATGTAAATGGCGAGTATTATAAAGAAAATATTTTATCACAGCATGAAGATGTATGGGTAAGGAAGATAAATACGAGAGGTACCAATTCCAAAAAGATGGAACTCATGCCATTATATAAAGCAGAGGTTCTTGAGCAAGAAGGTTACGCCCGCATAACCTATAAAGGAGTGAGTATAAATGGAAGCAACAAGCAGAAGGCTGACTCAGCCTGAACTTCCAGCAGGAAGTGTTGACGAGTTAATAACACATTTAAGATTATCGACAGAAGGTGAGTATAATAAGGAAAGAGAATATCTGGAGACACTATTATTCACAGCTTCTAACGTAGCTGAACGATACATGGGCAGAACGCTCATTGAAAGCAAGTGGGCAAGGATGTTTCGGAGAAGGCTATCTGTTAACAGCCTTGCAGACGAAGATGGTTATGGAAAAGTCTTTTACCTTCCGTTTCCTCCTGTCCAATCAGTAGACCAGATTAAAATAATAAACAGCTATGAAGAACAGATACTCACAGCAGATGATTATTACGCAGACCTTGTAGCAGAGCCAGCGGAAGTAGAACTTGATATAATCTTTATGTCAACAACAAGAATATATATTGCATATACGGCAGGGTATGGAGACTTGTTTTCAGATATTCCATATCCAATAAGGCAGGGGATTTTAATGTTCTCAGCTTTTATGTATAACAACAGAGGTGAATGTTCTGGATATGATGCTTTAAATCTTTCTGGAGCGAAGCAGTTATATGGTGGTTATAAAATAGGAGTTGTAGATTGAAAAACTTAATAGACCTTGTAAAAGATGCTGGCAAGAAAAAGCATCCAAAGATTGCTTGCTTTGCAACAATACCAAAAAGAAAAAGCATGGCAAAAAAAGCAATGGAGTCTTTGCTTATGCAGGTTGACGCATTACTTATTGTCTTTAATTATGGAGACGAGCCTTTACCAGACTGGGCTGATAACAGAAAAGGATTGTATGTTCAAATTGCAGATAACAAGAAGGGTGATGCTGAAAAGTTTACTGCAGTAGATGCTGGGATAAATGGCTTCCATTTTATTTGTGATGATGATGTAAGGTACAGAAGAGATTATACCAGCTTTATGACAAAGAAGCTCAAGCAGTATAAGTATAAAGCAGTTGTAGGTTTTATCGGGGCTGTAATGAAAAACAACATGGAGACATATTACGGAGACAGAGAAAGGCATGGCTCATTAAACGGCAAGAAGCCTAAAAAGGATATAAGAGTGAATCTTTGCTGTACCAACTCAATGGCTTTTCATACAAGGGCGGTACAGGGATTGAAGAAGAAGATATTTAAAAAAGCAAACATGGCAGATATTTATATGGGAATATTTTGTAATGAAAATAATATTCCTGTTTATTGCGTAAAGCATCCAAAGGGCATGGCAAAGAATATGGCTAAGAAAGACAAAGGGTCTATCTATGCAACAAGAAAAGACCATGCTGATATACAGGCAAGGGAAGCAAATAAAACAAAGTGGAAAAGTTTTACTGATATGTATTGGGAAAAAAGATACAAGGAAGGTGGAACAAGTGGCGCAGGTTCTAATGGAGAGCTGGCAGAGTATAAGGCATTTTTGATAAATGACTTTATACACGAAAATGGAATTGATTCTGTAATTGAGTTTGGGTGCGGGGATGGCAACCAGTTAAGCTATATGGATTATAGCCTTTATCTGGGAGTAGATGTTTCAAAGACTGCCGTTGAAATGTGCAGAGGAAAGTTTGAGGATAAAACTAACTGGCTGTTTTTGGAAACTGATGAATATGAAGACCATGACGCAACAATGTCAGTATCTCTTGATGTAATTTATCATCTTGTAAAAGATGAAGATTATAAAAAGTATATGGACACCTTGTTTAAAGCTGGCAGAAATTATGTGGCAATTTACAGTACAGACATTAACAAAAAGAGAAAAAACCATGTCAGGCATCGGGAGTTTACAATAGACATACCTGAAGGCTGGAAGGAGATTAAAAGATGCCCGCCTATGCCTCCGAGTAAATGCATAATGATATTTTACAAGAGGGTAGAATGAAAGTTCCAATAAAAGAATTACATCATTTATACATGGGTATTCATAAACTTTTAAAAAAGAAAGGTTATATGTTGACTCTTGGATATGGAACTTTGCTTCAAGCTGTAAGAGATGGACAGCGAGCAGAGTGGGACGCAGACATAGGGCTTGACTGTTTGTTGTTGCTGAACAACACAAGAGCGAAGCATGTAAAAGAAGAGTTCAGAGAAATAGCAAGGTTTATAAAAAGGGCTGGATATAAAATAAAGCTTGCAAAAGAAAGAGTGTATATTTATGAAGGTGAAGCGAAGCTGGATTTGCAGTATAGCTGGTATCACGAAGGGAAGCTGGGTTTATCGTTTGGCTGGTACGGCGAAAAAGTTAACGGAGAGGTGGTATATCGGCAATATCAGAAGGTTTTACTCGAAGATTGTATATTTACCATCATGGGCAATTCTGAGGACGTTTTAACACAGATATATAAAGACTGGAGAACTCCAGATAAAAACTTTAAGCATAACCGGAAGGTTATAAAAAGAGACAAGGGTTTTTTAATAGGAAATAAGAAATGACAGATGTAATAGTTTGGACAAAGTTTAATACAACTGGTTTTAGAATTGAACTTGAAAATAATCCAAAATGGTTAAAAAGAAGAATTGAAATATTGAATAAAATATCAGCCCCGAGTTTACGCAACCAAAGTGATACTAGGTTTACATGGGTGATAGAAGTTCGGGAAGATACCTATACTGATTGCGTAAACAGTTTTAATGTTGATGGAATAAATGTTTGCATTTTACCAATGCCAAAAAAAGGTGAAAAAGAAGAAGTGAGGAAGCAGAGGGAGAACGCAACTATAGAAAACTATGTCGGCAGTAACGAGTTTTATTTTGTACGGCTTAATAGTGATGATATGTACCATAAAGATTTTATTAAAAAGCTGAAGGCTCTGGAAGTTGGAGAAGAGATTGAAGCTATAATTCCAGTAAGAGGATATTACTGGTATATCGCTGATAAAAAACTTGTACAGCTTAACAACCCATCACCACCATTTTATGCTTTTATTTATAATACTGAAAAATATTTAAGTGGATATAGATACCCTTTACAGAAGGGTCATAGATATGTAAAAAAGTTTAAACACATTGTTATGAATGACAGGCTGTGGGTTTGGGTAATACATGATATAAATAATAAGATATTGCGAATAGGGAAATATCCGAGCTGGAGACTTTATAAAAAAGCAGAGATGAAACTGTTGGAGGATTTTAGATGAAGTGTTGTGATATAACAGCAGGGATGCTGAGACATAAAATATCTTTACAGCAAGAATTGAATGTATCAGATGATGCTGGAGGTTATACTAAAACATGGAACACTTATGCAGTTGTATGGGCTAAGATAACACCAAAGGGGGCAAGGGAAACCTTTACAGGAATGAAGATTGAACATACCATAACGCATGATATAATAATTCGGTATATCAGCGGAGTTGCGCCAAAAGATAAAGTGATGTATAATGATAGGGAGTTGAGCATAGAAGGAATTGTAAACATTGATGAACGTAATGTTTGGCTAAAGTTATCATGTGAGGAAATATCGTGATAGAGTTGCAGGTGCAGGGACTTGAGCAGTTTAAACAATCTCTTGAAACCGCAAAGGAAGAGGTACGCAATGAAGCAAAAAAAGCAATAAACCGTTCACTTATGAGAATACATAGAAGGATGGTATATCGCTTACAGCAGGAAGTTAAAACTGGTAAAACCTATATCACTCATAATTTAAAAAAGCCTCATACGGCATCGGCGCCCGGCGAGGCACCAGCAACAGACACAGGCAAATTGGTAGGAAGTTTTTTCTGGCGTGGGCATGGGCTTTATGGATATGTAGGCGCAAGAACAGAATATGCAACACGCCTTGAATATGGAGACAAAGGAAAACGGCTTGCCCCGAGACCATTCTTAACACCGTCGGTAGAAGAGGATGGAAAGAAACTGTTAGAAGATTTAAAGAGGATATTTGGATGATGGCATTAGAAGTACAGGAAGCCATATATTATGAACTCAGCCATGATTTATTATTAAATGCTGCAGTAACCGGGATATATGACAACGTATTGCAAGAAGCGGATTATCCTTATGTGGTAATTGGAGACGATACCATCCAGGGATGGGACACTGATGAAGCCAATGGAATAAATACCACGGTAACGATTCATATATGGAGTAAATATAATGGCAAGAAAGAAGTAAAAGAAATAATGGATTTAATTTATCGAACCTTGCACAAGGTAAGAATAACAATAGCAGGACTGCATACAGTAGCATGTCTTTTTGAGTTCAGTGAAACATTGGTTGATTCTGATGGACAGACAAGGCATGGAGTAATGCAGTTCAGGATTTTAGCACATGAGGAGGTCTCATAATGGGAGCTGATGTAGGAAGAGAATTACTGATAAAAAAAGATGCGGTTGTTATATGCGCTGGCATATCAAGCAAGAGCATCACTATCAACAATGAACCTGTTGATATTACTAATGATGATGATGATGGATGGAGAGCATATCTGACAAAGGCTGGTGTGAGAAGTCTTGACCTCAGTTTTTCAGGGGTTACAAAAGACGACACATTAAAAACACTATGCACAGGGGAAACAATTCTACTTGAAGATATTACAGTGGAGTTTCCTGATGGCTCAACCTTTGAGGGTGATTTTATTTTTGCAAGCCTCGGCGAAAGTGGTGAGAGCGGAACTGCAATCACATTTGATGCAACTCTTAATTCGAGTGGCATAATAACTTTCACGCCAGCAAGTTAAGGAGTAACAAGTGGATGGAGAAATGGCATTTGTAGTTATGGACAGGGAAGTAACAATTAAGGTTGACTTTTTAGTTCTGAAAAAAATAGAAGAGCGAGTTGACCTTATTAAGTTTCTAGAACAGATGAAGGCTGGCAGACCATCTTATACAAGCCTCGGATGGATAATTTATTCAGCTGTTGGAAGCAAGCTGAAAGAATCAGAGTATGCTATAGGTAATTGGTGTATGAATTATTTTGAAGAGGCTTCTGGTTATGCAACAGATATAATCTTGCATATATTAAAACCAGCTCCAGAGATTAAAAAAAAAGACGAAGCGGAAGCGACGGAAGTGAAGGAAAAGATTCTATAAGAGTTAAGGACTATTTTAAAATTGCGGTGGGTCAATGGGGAATACAGCCGAGTGAGTTCTGGCAAATGAGTTTATATGAGTGGTGGTGGATATATGATTCAAAATTACCACCAGAGAAAGGTTTAACAGGACAACAAATAGAAAGACTTATGGGAGTAATAGACAATGGCGGATTTGAAAGAACTTAAAGCAAAAATCTCGGCAGAAATAGACAGCTTTGAAAAGGGTGTAGATAAGGCTGGAAAAAAGATTGACGAGTTCGGGAAAAAATCAGCAGACGCTGGGAAGAAGGGCAAGACAGGCATGGACAAGTTCAAAGAGTCTATGATTGCTCTTAAAGACCCGATAATAAAGGCTTTGAAATCAGTAACGGCAATCGCAACAGGTCTTGCCGTATTATCCGTAAAAACAATTCAAGCGACAGATGCACAAATTAAACTGGCAAAATCTTTAGGCTTATCTATTGAAGAAATGGCAGTCTTTAAAAGAGCTGGAGACCTTGTTGGCTTAACTGCAATGGAAATGGAAACAAACATGATGCAGTTGAACAAAAGACTTGGTGATGCAATCAGCCATGGCGGTAGGACTGCGGAAACATTTGAAAAAATGGAAATCAGTTTAAAAGATTTGGTAAAGCTAAAACCAGAGGAACAGATGAAAGTCCTCGGAGAAGGATTGCAAAATCTTTCTACTCATGCAGAGAAGGCTTCTTTTATGACAGAAGTATTTGGACGGTCAGGGCTTAAAATGTTGAACCTTGTGCAAGATGCAGACAGTGCATTTGGAAGAGCAAGCCGTGAGGTTGAGCAATACGGAATGGCGTTGAGTGAAGTTGATGCCAAAAAGATAGAAGATGCAAACGATGATATAGGGGAGTTAAAAACATCAATCTCGGGGCTGGGCAGGGAGTTCGCGGTAACAACAGCACCAGCGATGTCAAAAATAACAGAGAAGCTTGCAGAGTGGGTAGGGGGGTTTACGCAAACAATCAGGCTGGCGAGAATATTTAATGACGAACAGAGCGATGCAATCTTAACAGAAAGTGATAAAATAAAACTTGCGGAAAAACTTGATAAACTTGAAAAGAAAAAGGCAGAAAGCCTTGCAGAATATAACAAGCAAATGGAGGTAGGTGAAAGAATATCTGCCCGAATGAACCTTGAACAGGCAAGCGCATATCAAACAGAAATTACAGAAATAGAAAAGGTATTGGAGCGCAATACAGAAAGACTGAGAAAACAGCAGGAACTTCTTGATGAAGAAATAAGGCTTAAGAACGCAATCGTAGAAACCAATGATGCCAAAAATGGTGGAGGTGAGAGTGGAAAGAGTGGAGATGAATCTCCAACCAAAGAGTTCAGTACAGCGAGGCTTGATAGTTTAAGGCAGAGTATGCTTAATGAAGAATCTTTGCTAAAAGAAAACCTGCAAAACCAAAGAGACATTATTCAAGAAGCCTATGAAAATGACGCTTTAAGCCAGCAGGAACATAATGACCTGATGATGCAAATACATGGACAGTATTATGAAGAGCTGAAAGAATTACAGAAAAAGAACATGACAGACATCCAGAAGTTTCAGGCTTTAAGCTGGCATCAGCAAACATCAACGGTGGCAGGGGAGCTGGCAGGCTTAACACAAACACTTGATTCATCAAATAAGGCTCAGTTTAAAATAGTAAAGGCTGGAGCAATCGCACAAGCTCTTGTTAACACATACCAGGGGGTTTCAAAATCACTATCTGCATATCCAATGCCTTTAGCGGCGATTATGGCATCAGCACACTTGGCTGCAGGTTTGGCACAGGTTGCAAATATAAAGAACCAGTCCTTTTCTGGAGGGTCAAGTTATTCAGCACCAACAGCACCAACGAGCGTTCCTGCAGAACAGGCGACGTCAACACCAACAGCAGTTACAATAAATCTTACAGGGCAGACATATCAAAGACAGGACGTAGCTGATTTAATTTCTGAAATAAATGACGCCATAGGTGATGGCGCAAGGATAAGAACGGCATGATATATATAAGTGGTGATTTATATTTAGACATTGCAGAGGGGATAACTCCGAGTTTGAAATATCCGAGAATTGGATATGATAATCTTATTGAGAGTGCAAGTAGTGTTAATACAATGAGCGGGTATAACGCAAGTTCAGTATTAAATAACTATACTTATGAAAGATGGAAAAGCGATGGTGCAGGAAGCTTGATACTTGATATGGGAGCTATAGAAGAAATAGATTATGTAGCAATCGGAGCGCATACATGTTCAGGTAAAACAATAGAGGTATCACATAGTTATGATGGAATAGATTACACTTTATTAAAAGACTTTGTACCAAGCACCAACAATGCTATTATGATATTGTTTGATGAAACAGAAATGAGATATATAAAAATATCTGTCTCAGCATCAACAGAGCTTGGTGTTGTATATGCAGGGAAGGTTCTTGTAATGCAGAGAAAGATATATGGAGGACATACTCCAGATACTCTTTCAAGAGATACTGAAAAAATTGTTTATATGTCAGAAGAAGGTGAATATCTCGGGGCAAGAATAATAAGAAAAGGATTTTCAACAGACTATAGTTTTAAAAACCTGACAGCAAGTTGGGTAAGAAGCGACCTTGACCCATTTATTATTCATGTAAGAACAGAGCCTTATTTTATAGCATGGAGACCATCAAGTTTTCCGAGTGAGGTTATTTTTGGATGGACAGATAAAGATATTAAGCCAGCCAATCAAGGACTAAGAGATTATATGGAGGTTAGTTTTTCAGTAAAGGGGTACGATGAGTTATAAAGAGCCTTTGGTAATAGTAGAGATTACTCAAAAGAAATGCAGTTTGGTATATGGAGCAGGGGCTTGTATAGCGAGCATTGGCGAAACAGGTTCAGACAGATGTTATAATACTCTTGGCACTTGTCAGGATGTAGATAACTATGCTGAAGAAGATTTGACATTACGGTTTGGAACAAGAAATGCTAAATATGAAAATGTTTATATAATGCCTTTTCTTAAAAATGTTTCTATGTCGCCAGCGGAAATAAATGCTGGTGGTTCAAGCAAGGATTTGGCACCACTTGGGAAAAGGGCGACGGCAACAATAAGCATGGCAGACCCGCCACATTCAGATTTAATAGTTGACCCATACATAGATGATAGAAGCTTTGACCCGAAAGAGCGTTCAACTTTCTGGAGAAAATGGCTTGCGAGAAATCCTTATTATAGATATTCACAGGTAAAAGTATTGTCAGGATATATAGGTGATGATTATGAAGACCTTGAAAACAGACTGTACCTTATTGACAAAATAGACATTGGAGATGATGGGATAACGATAACAGCAAAAGACCCTCTTGTCTTGGTATCAAATAAAAGGGCACAGGCACCGCCAGCAACAGGTGGAATATTAACAGCAGACCTGAATGATAGCGACCTCACATTTGTTCTGGAAGAAAGCCTTGACGGAGAATATCCTGCAAGCGGTATTTTAAGAATCAATGATGAGGTTGTGACATATACAGGAGCAAGTTTTCTGGACGGTG